CCTATAAGAGAAAATACGCAAGCCGATTATGTATCCAGTGGTGGTCGTGGTAAGATGGCTGGTAATAAAGGTTATGAAACTCTTCGTGAGTATTTTATTGAAGACATGTCCCCACGTAAATCTAATGTGATGACTCCTTTTGGTATTATTGAAATTGACAGTACTCAGGAAGGAATGTTTCCTGAAGAAGACATGTACAACGAAAAGAAGGGTGGTCGTCTTAAAAAGAAAAAGAAACCAGCCACTCGTAAGAAGGTAGCCGCTAAAAAGAAAAAGGTTGTTGTAAAGAAAAAGCCTGTTGTTCGTAAGAAGGCTGTTGCAAAGAAATTACCTATGCGTAAAAAGGTCGTAGCTAAGAAATCTGCTGGTCGTAAACGTGCAGCTAAAAAAGGCTTCGGCGCAGAACTTAGAGGTAACTAATATGGTTGACTTTAAATCTAAAATAAAAGCACAGAAATCTAAAGATAGAGAACGGGCTGGTAAAAAAAGAAAGTCTGTTTCAGGAGATAGAACACCTTCAGCAGCAAAAGCAAAGTTACCTTCTGCCAGAAAAAGCGCAAACAACAGTGCTGCAATTATGAAGGGTGTTACTGATCTTTTTAAAAACAATGATCCATATAGTGATTATGAACCCGGTGATTGGGGAGGCGCAAAAGATTTAGGTGATTTTGAAAGTGCTAGTTGGTTTGGTGAGACGGGTAACTTTGGTGGCGGCGGTGGTTATATACCAGTTAATGATATGAGTACATTTATGTCATTTAAAAAAGGTGGTCGTATTAAAAAAGCTGGTAAAAGAAAACGTGCAGCACTTAGAGGGCAACGCTCTGAACTGAGAGGATCGTAATATGGCTAAAGACTATAAAGATGATGTAAGTCTTTTTGAAGAACTTCTGGAAGAATATGAAGAAGAAGAAGATGCGGAAGAAGTAGGCTCTCCAGTTTCCGGTGATAACATTAATGTAATACGTCAACAGGTACAGAGCGGCGGCGGCGGTGGCGGTGGTGGTGGACTTGGTAAAATATTAGGTCTAGCTGGCTCAATAGTTGGTGGGATATATGGCGGTCCAACAGGTGCGAGAATTGGCGGAATGGCCGGTTCGGCAATTGGAGGAGGGATGAAAGAAGGCGGTCAGATAAAAAAGAAGACTAAGAAAAAGAAAAGAGTTGTTCGTGGTGTAGGTGCAGCTAAACGTGGTTACGGTAAAGCCACCTATTCTAAGAAAATGTACTGAGGAGATTAAGATGGCTAGAGCTAAAATAGGTAGAGAACTTATAGATATGGTTATGGGGACAAGCAAACCCACCCCTAAACCGGGACGCAAGCGTAAAGCAAGAGGTGCAAAGCCAGCCACTCCTGATCAAAAACTTGGTGCTAAGAAAGCTGGAATAAATATTAGTAATTTTAAAAAACTTCCTGATGCAGAGCAGAAAAAGTTTATTAAAGAAGCTAAAGATGCTGGCAAGCCTAAGAAAAAGAAGAAGTCTGTAGTAAAACGTAGCTCCAAAGACAATAAAGAATTAAGAGGTCTTATGGCGCAACAAAAAAGAGAAATGAAAGATGATGAAGGGTTTAATGAAATTCTTCCCAGACGCCGTGCCACTGGTACTAAAGGACAAGAGGTAGAACAAGGCCCACTACTTTCCAAAGTTCCTGTACCGAAGAAAAGAGAGTCAACAAAAGAAACCAGAAAGCGTTTGAAAAGAACAGGTATGCTGCGAGAAGGTGAATATGCTCCTCCCGCCTCTATGGTTAGTGAAGAAATGGGACTAACTGGTCGTGGTTCAGAAATGCTACCCACAGGAAAAGAACTTGATGATCTTATTTCCAGCGGTTTTGAAATTAAAAAAGCTGGTGGTATGGTAAAACGTCGTATGGGCGGAATGGTTACAAAAGGTTATGGTGCAGCTAAACGTGGTTACTGAAGAGTTTTTAAATAAATACAATAAATCTGTAAAAGAAGGTTATGATGACTCTAGTTTAGTAGATTATTCAGGAGTTAGACCTAATAAAGATTCTTACCAAGACTTTAATAAATATGTAAACGATCTTTGTGATTATATAGGAAAAAAATTTAGGTATACATATGGCAGTAAAGAAAAAAAGAAAACCTAGTAACATGAAGGGCATGACTATTGGCAGGGGCATGAAGCGTCCTACCAAGTCTGGTGCCGGTATGACTAAGAAGGGTGTTGCTAAGTATCGTAGGCAGAACCCCGGTTCTAAATTACAAACTGCTGTGACTGAGAAGAAACCTACTGGCAAACGTGCATCAAGACGTAAGTCATACTGTGCAAGGTCTGCTGGACAAATGAAGAAGTTTCCAAAGGCTGCTAAGAATCCTAATAGCAGACTTAGGCAAGCTCGCAAAAGATGGAGATGTTAATGGCACCTAAAAAATTAACTCAGAGACAGAAGACAACACTAAACAAACATTCAAAGCATCATACTAAGAAACATATGTCTAGAATGAAAACTGCCATGAAGAAGGGCAAAACTTTTGGTGCTTCTCACAAGAAAGCAATGAAAAAAGTAGGTCGTTAATGATTCTGCGTAAAAAAGGCGGCACAGCTACTAAGCGTGACCCAAAGAAGTGGGCCGCTGCTAAGTCCAGAGCAAAGCGCAAGATGGGCGGTAAACATTCTGCCCGTGCTATGCAGCTTGCCGTTAAGTACTACAAAGATTCTGGCGGAACATATAGCGGTAAGAAAAAAGCTACTAATAAACTTTCAAAATGGACAAAGCAAAAATGGAAAACAAAATCAGGAAAACCATCTGGGAAAACTGGGGAGCGTTATTTACCAAAAGCAGCTATAGCGTCTCTGTCTTCGAAAGAGTATGCAGCGACCACAAAAGCAAAGAGAAAGGGGACTGCTGCCGGGAAGCAGTACGTGAAGCAGCCCAAAAAGATAGCACGAAAAACAAAAAGGTATAGAGCTTAATGGCAGTCTCAGGCACATATGATTTTAACCTTGACATAGATGAGGTTATACAAGAAGCTACAGAAATGATTGGTGGTGAGGATACGCTTGGTCATGAGCCAGCTTCTGCACGTAGATCAATTAATCTTATGCTTAAAGATTGGCAGAACAGAGGTGTTCTCCTATGGAGTACTTCTGTTTCCAGTGTAACTGTAGCTGCCAGCACTTCAAATTATTCTCTTGCATCTTCTACTGTGGATGCTTTGGAAGTTGTTCTTAACAGAGATAATACAGACATCCAACTACAACGCATTACTCCTGAAGAATATCTTCTTATTCCTAACAAGACACAAACAGGTCGTCCTAATCAATACTCTATACGTAGAGAACGTGATAATCCTGTGATGTCTGTCTGGCCGCTTCCTGATAATTCTACAGATGTTCTGAAGATGGAAATTATTTCTGAACTTCAGGATGTAAATAAATCTGCAATACAGAATGCAGACTTACCTAAAAGATTTTTACCCTGTCTTACATGTGGTCTTGCTTATTATATGTCAATGAAACGTCCTCTTGTTCCTGAGAACAGAATTATGATGTTAAAAGCAAACTATGAAGAGCTTCTTATGAGAGCAATGGAAGAAGATAGAGAAAGAGTTTCTATGTTTATTCGTCCAAAATTAAGGTACGTATAGTGGCAAGTACTAGAAACGCATTAGCAATGTGCGATACATGTGGATTTGTGTATCCGCATCGTATAATGCAAATGAATAGTTACGGGATGCTGGTATGCCCACAAGATTTTGAAGGACAGTTTGATTTAAAAAATCACCCGCAAAATAAGATACCTGATGTAAGAGATAACCCAGCAATTCTTAATCCTCGTCCTGACGATGGTGGGCGTAATCTTACATGGAGTCAGGCCAGTACGGCATGGGGATCAACAGATAAGTATTGGAATCTAATATGAGCGATTTAACAAGCCAACTAATATCAAATACATATAAGCAGATTATACTTGTTAGTTCTTCTACAAGTAATACTGGTGTAAACACTTCTCTTAAACCTGTTCAAACAGGAGATGGTGTTAATACTGCCCTGAAAGTTGCAACCAATGCTGTACAGATTACTGGTGCGTTGGGTGTAGGCGGTGCTGTATCTCTGGATGGAAATCTTCATGTAGATGACAAAGTATGTGCAAGTTCTTTCTTTGGAGATGGTTCAAACCTTAGTGGTGTTACTGCTACAATTGCTGGTAATATATCAGTAAGCAATGCTATAGTGGGTAGTAACCTTTATGTAGGCGGCATTGTCACAGTTGTCGGTGCTGCACACCTACAGTCAAGTCTATCAGTTGGAGGCGCTGCACAGTTTGCCAGTACGGTTACTGTGTCAGGCGCAACCCAACTACAAAGCACTGTAACAGCAGTTGGTGCAGCTACTTTTAAATCTACAGTTACGATAGAAAATACAGCAGCTCTGAAAAACAATGTAACAGTTGGTGGTACATTCAATGTAGCTGGTGCTGCCACCTTTACCTCTAAAACAGAGTTTGATAATGATGTATCAGTCAGTGGTCGCCTTGATGTTGCTTCTTCTGTTTGTGTAGGAGGGATTGCAAACTTTAGAGATAATGTATCAGTAAGCGGAAATATAAATGTAGTTGGTAATGTAACTGCTGCGTTTTATTATGGTGATGGTAGAAATCTAACTAATGTAGAAGCTGAACTTGGTATTGCAACAAACATTTCTGTATCAGGCTTTGTTAACATAGGTGGCAATATCTCTGTAAGTGGTACATCTAATGTGGTAGGTGCTG